AATCATTGAACCGACTTGCATCATGACAGCTGATAATTTATTGTCGCCTCCGGTGTTATTATTTCCATTTTCTCCAAATAAATTAGTGCCGGCTACTAATGAATCGTTGTTATTTAATGCAAATGTATCTTCGCCGGCCAATAATATTCTGTTTCCATATCCGGTCGGCGTTGCAATTAAATCGTCTCCTGCGGTGATCCGTCCGCCGCCGGTAGTAGATACCAACCCGGTTATTGCACTAACAACTGATTCCAACCTTGAAAGTTTAGTTACGACCGAAGTGATTGCATTTGGCAATGTACCCATTGATTCATTCATTGCGGCAGCTGTAATCATTAATACCCCTAGTTGTTGAGTTGCTGTAATGTTTTCTGAGTTTAATATTTTTGGTGGATCAACAGCTTTAGCCTTTTTCATCAACTCATCACTAGTTGCTCCTATTCCTTGGTCTCCTACTAATTGAGCTTTAATCCCGGTCTCAACCATTTGTGTTAACACATCTTCAATTCTCTGATCAGTTGTTCGTGTATCTGACAATTTTTTTATTTCTTCAAGGTCAATGGCACTGGCTCCAAGCGCTTCGGTTGCTGTTATGAGTTCGTCGCCAACTAAGTCGAATAATGATTGGCCGCCTATTTTTTGTAATATATCTTTCTTTTGTAAAGCGCGCGATAATGCTGCTTCGTCCATCCCTAACAATTCAGACATTTGTTTTCTAGCAAATAAATTACTTTTTAATGTTTCTCCTTCTTGTTCCAATATTGTATTTAATGTATCAGACATGGAATTTGCATTACCTTGAATAGCAGCCATTCGATATGCATTAGTTAAACTTTTATTATTACTGTCTGTTAACCGATGACCGCTTAATAATTGATATTCTAATTCTTGGCCGATACTAGTTTCAATATTTAACAAATTATCCGCTGTTGCTTTTAAATGAGACATCTCCAATCCTAAAGATTTAGCTTTCAATATGGCGAGTCCGAATAAGGCCGGCATTCTACCATATTGTAGTTGTATATCTTCTGTTGTGTTAGATACACCTTCCACTATTTGTTTAAACAGGCCTTCTGCTCCTGTTTTCTTTTCAATTGATTTAGCTATAGCGTACTGTTGTACTAACACAGAATCTGCTAGAGCAGCTCCTTGTAAAGCAAATCCAGAATATTTTTCGGCTTGATCAGCTGTTAGATCTAAATTCGTTCTTAATACTTCTTGTATATTAGTTAACCCTCGATACTGTTTATTTTGTGTTAAATTACTTAAATTCATAATAGGCACAATATTTTTAATACTTTGTGCGTACGTCATCATTAATTTGCCAGACACTTTAGCTTTATCTGCAATTGTTTGTAGTTGACTGCTTAATCTGCCGGCAGAACTACTATTTATACCAAATGCTTTATTTAATTCTTTATTTCTAATCTCTAATGTAATTGCTTGGCTAGATAATTTAATAAAAGCAGATTGTGCTTTTTCAGCTCCTGCTTTTATTCCGTCCAAACCAATCATTAATGCTATAGAACTTTTGTCTAGATCGGTCAATATTGGAATTGCCGCCGCCGCGCCCAGCTTAAGTGACGCTAATATTCCCACTGCATTTTTAACGTCTTTTAAATCGTCGATTGGATCTGGCATACTATGTTTAGGTTGCTGTTTTAGTTTAACAATTAATTTGGTTGTGTTTATATTCATATCGATTGTCGCCATTTAGTATAAATATTTATCTACCTGGTTTTTTATGCCGTTTCTTATTTTGCTCGTCAATTTCCTCATTTCGTTCTTGTATGATTTTATTAACTTTATTGCCCCAAAATTTACGTAAGAATATTGGCATAGAATATATAGTATCCCAATCCCACCGGCCTTCGCCCCACCAAATTAAATTGAATATATTGTCGTGTAATCCAACACGATCACTTGGCTTAAAACCAAAAAAAGTCGGTGTTAATTGGAAAGGTACTTTTGAAGGTGTCCCCATCTTCACCTTCGAATGTATAATTCATATCTAATTTAGGGGTATTCGTTGCATAATATAATCTGAATTTTTTTGATTCATATGATAAAAATTCATATCTGATGAATTGTTCGATTGCTTTTTCGGTTCTGTCGCCATTTACTTCGCAAATTATTTGTTTTAAAAGTCCAGATATAGTTGATGAATTATCTTTAGGTTTTAAATGATAAAATGAAAATTTGATTTCAAATTCTGGGAATGAATATGTGAATTCCCCATTTTCATCATTTATTAGATCAAACGGTAAATTTTGTATATTAGATAAATTAACAACACGTTCAAGTTGTTTATTAGTTTTTGGGTCTGTAACAGAAACAGGGTAATCAGAACCATATGCTAATATACGAGCATTAATGATTAATCCGTCTTTATCAACCTCCGATATTTCAGATATTTTTACAGGGGTAATTATAATTGACTCTAATAATTTATCAAAGACCACCCCCTCTCTAATATATGATGCATTTGTTAGAATATCTTCATCATATGCTGTCATATACCGCATTTCAATTGTTCCTGATGCTAATGGGTGCGTAGATGGGTATACTTTCCCATTACTAGGTAACTTTACTATGACCGAAGGTAATTTGCTTTGTTGTTTTACTTCGTACTGTTGACGAGCTAAATTAATAAGTTGAGTATTGTCAACTCTATCTGTTAAATTCATAATTTCCTTTATAACTTTTATTTATTATAAATATAAGTGCAGTTAAAAAGGGGCTTTAACGCCCCTATTTTAAACTTATATAAATTGTGATTAGAAATTCAAGAATGCCCAATCATATCTTAATGTTAATTCTATATTAACAACCGCGTCTGAATCCCATGCTAATGATCCAAAGTTAGACTCTGTAATATACGCTCCTTTTAAGATCCATTCTTCAACTACTTCACCTAATGGGGACAATTGGTGTAATCTTATTTCTTTTTTATAAAATGACGAATACCCATCTCTGCCTGTTGCAGATTCGTGATGAAGTCGAACCCATTCCATAATGGCTTGAGCACCAGATGGTACTATTGCATCATATAATGATACTGTAATTGTATTCCATACAGACTTTCCTTTAACATATCGTTTAACGTTAATGTGGTCTAATGCAATTTCACCGTTGGAAATTTGCGGTTTTGCTGAAGCCTTTATTAAATATGAAGGAACTCCTTCGATATACATAATAAATTGATGTGCTTTCTTAGGTTCCCACGAATATGCCGTTTGAAATATTTCATTATCACTCGCGTACGCTAAATTCGGATTGATTTGGTCTTCTAATGCCATGTTTATTTCCTATTTTCTTTTTTAATAAATATCAGCAAAGTAAAAAAGGTAGAACCGAAGCCCTACCTTTTTTTAATTAATAATTAAACTATTCCGGAAAGCTTGCGCCTGTCGGTTGAATATTGAAATCTAATATAATAAATTCTGCTGTTCTAGTCGGTTGAAGAAATAATTGACCATATAATATATTTTGGTCTATTAAGTCTGATGTATTATTTGTTCCATCCATTATTACTCTAAATGCAGATAATCCTTGTTGTGATCTTACTTGTTCTAGGTATGGATTAACAATTCCTAAGAATCTATTTCTAGTTGCCGTTGTGTTTTGTTCAAATACCAAGTAACGTGTCGATGAAGCAATAAACTTTTTAACTGCTATTAATAATCGACGTACATTTACGCGGTCTAATGCACTTGGTCTAGCTTGTAAAGTCTTTTGTCCCCAAATAACTTTTCCTTCGTTAGGGAAGTTAGCAATGGGGTTAATACGAGCTTCATACAATGTGTCTCGATTAGCTTGTGATAAATTAATATATGTATCAGATACAGTTGTTAATCCACCTCTAGTTAATCCAGCTGGGGCATACCACGGAGCAGCTACTTGATCATTAAATGCCAATACTCCAGGCACTACAACACTAGGTGGCACCCAAATTGGAACATTCTTGGCAGGATTTACAATTCTAACCCATGGCCAATATGTTGAAGTATAATTATTGTCAATTGTTGTAACTTGACTAACAACATCAGCTAAACTGTCTTGCAATGCGTTTGAATCCATTACATAGAATGTATCTTGTCTAGATTCAACTAAATTACGAGCTGCACTAGTTACTATAGAATGAAGACTATCGATAATCCCAGGAGTAACTAACATGTTAATATCATAATATTCTGCATTTGATAATAATGTGAATGCTTTTTGATATGCTACAGTGCCAGTCGTAGTTGTTCCGCTACAATCAAATCCAAATGTATTAGTGCTAGAAATGTTAGCGCCAGAATATTTTTTAAGATTTGGTTTAGCTCCATCAAATCCTCCTTGTAAAGGAACGATGAACTTACGTGTATATTGTGAAACATTACTAGTAAATGTTCCTGCTGCTAGCGCCGTTTGTAATGACCCTGAATAAGCAGTTGTTGATGTTGGGAAATTTGCTGCGCTATTTTGGAACATATCGCCTAGGTAGAAATCAGAATTGCTTCCTGTTGTTGCAGATGTTGTTACAATTGGTGCTAAATAATTTAAGTTGTTTATGTCTTTAAAGTCAAATCCAAAATAATTATTTCTAGAATATGTTGTCTGCACTTGTGATGTTACAAATTTTGTTGCTACTAAATTTAAAGAGCCAGAAACCATTGGTATTGGTGATGCTATTGCACGGAAGCCAAAAGGCACTAATGTTTTGTCATTTGTTTTATTAGAAACCCCCAAATCTAACTCAACCCTAACGAATTTAGATTTATTCGGATAATCTCCAGAAACCCTAATTTCATTTAATGCTGTTATAGTTTGGTAACGATCACCAATTACATTTGCAATATATTTAGGAGATGTTGGATCTAAGTTTACATTTTGAAACGTCTCAACTATTTCAGGACTTTGATCTGTGTCTTGTGATGCAAATGGTGTATTACTAATATGTCTAGTGTCAACTCGACGTAATTCAACTGTAAACGTTCCATAACCATTTGGGTCAGAAACTTCTTCTGCAGTTCTTACATCTCTAATTCCAACTTTAATTTCACTATTAATTGCAGTCCCATGGGATATAGTATGGAATTTAATTAAATTTTTAGTTACAGACCCAACCAATTG